AACGTCCTAAGATTATTCGTCGTAAGTTAGGTCGTCCCCTAAAGAAGGACATCGAGGCAAAGAAGAAGGGTAACAGAGGTAAGGTCGGAAGACCTGCCGGAGACTCTGCACGAATTGCTGAATTCAAAGCAAGGTTGCTAGGCACTTCCGGAGATAAAATAATTGAAACACTTATCGCCAAAGCATTGAACCCTGACGATAAGGATAACATGGCGGCACTAAAGCTATGTGTCGATAGAATATTGCCAGTGTCGGTATTTGATGCGGCAAAGAATGGTGGAACCACTCCACAGATCAGCATCAATATTACTGGGTTGAATAACCCCACAGTAGATGCTGGTGTCGTTGATATGATAGAGGACGACAGTGACGAGTCTTAACTTTCAGTTACTGAGTTGGCAACAAGAAGTCTTTAAGGATAAGACTCGCTTTAAAGTGATAGCAGCCGGTCGGCGGTGTGGCAAAAGCAGACTCGCTACCATGATGCTCATTATAAAGGCATTAGAGGCTCCTGAAGGCTCTGCAGTGTTGTATGTGTCCCCTACCCTAGGGCAGTCTAGACAAATCATCTGGGACAGCCTCCTAGAGATCGGCAGACCTGTTATTAAGTCTGCTCACATTAACAATCTTGACATCACCTTGGTGAATGGTCGTAAGATTCATGTTCGTGGTGCAGATAACAGTGATACGCTTCGTGGTCTGAGTTTGTATTACGCAGTCCTCGACGAGTGTGCGTTTATTAAGCAGGAGACGTGGGAGAAGATTGTTCGTGCTTCTCTGTCGGATAACAAAGGAGAGGCTATGTTCATCTCCACTCCGTCAGGGCGTAACTGGTTTTACGATATGTATAAACTAGGCTTTGCAGAAGAAGACGAAGAATGGAAAGCATGGCACTTCACCACTAAAGACAATGAGACGATTGATCCGAAAGAGGTGGACGCAGCAAAAAAGACACTTTCATCGTTTGCGTTCAAACAAGAGTATGAGGCTTCTTTTGACAATGCCGGTCAAGAGATATTCAAAGAAGAGTGGATTAAGTATGGCGAGGCTCCGCAGCATGGTGACTACATCATTGCTATCGACCTTGCAGGTTTCGAGGAAGTTGCTAAGAATGCAGGTGCTTCTAAGAAACGGTTAGACGAATCCGCTATTGCAATTGTAAAAGTAGAAGACACTGGAGATTGGTTCGTTGAAAAGATTGTACATGGTCGTTGGGATATTAAAGAGACAGCGGGAAAGATACTTCGACTTGTACAAGAATACAAACCGATGGCTGTAGGAATCGAACGAGGGGCGCTAAAGAATGCAGTGCATCCCTACTTAAACGATTTGATGAGAAAGAACAGCGTCTACTTCCATATCACGGATTTGACGCATGGCAACAAGAAAAAAACTGAGCGAGTAGCTTGGGCGTTACAGGGTAGGTTTGAACACGGCAGGATTACCCTTAACGAAGATGAAGACTGGAAAGAGTTCGTAGATCAGGTACTACAGTTTCCTACCGCTAATGTACATGATGACCTTGTGGACGCATTAGCGTATGTTGATCAGATGGCTTTGACTAGCTATCAGCAGGATTACGAAGAAGACGATTACGAAGTACTAGATGTAATTTCTGGCTATTAAAGGAAAATCATGGCTGAGTTTGAAAAAGAAGAACTAGGACAAAACGAGTTTGAGCAACCAAGCGAATCAGACAAAGAGATTGTCGAGTTCGTTGTCTCTCACTGTGACCGGTGGAGAGACCACAGAGATACAAATTATTTAGAAGAGTGGAAAGAATATGAAAGAATATTTAGAGGTAAGTGGTCTGCAGAGGACCGCACTAGAGAATCTGAGCGCAGCCGTATTATCTCCCCAGCGACTCAGCAGGCTGTGGAAACAAGACACGCAGAAATATGCGAAGCAGTATTTGGAAATGGTGAATGGTTTGACATCGCTGATGATGTTGCCGATCAACAGCTTATTGATATTGAAGTCCTTAAACTCCAGCTCAAAGAAGACCTAGAGAAAGAGAACATTAGAAAGGCTATTACTCAGGTTGAGTTGATAGCTGAGATTTACGGTACTGGTATTGGCGAACTGACAGTCTCTAAGAAGATGGAGATGTTCCCACAGACAATGCCAATGGAAGACGGTACTGCCGCCTACGGAGTGATGGAGAAGGAATATACCTGCGTCAAGCTAAATCCCATCAATCCAAAGAACTTCCTCATTGATCCCAATGCAACAACGATTGATGATGCAATGGGAGTCGCTATTGAGTCTTATGTGTCAATTCATCAAATTGTCTCTGGTATCGAGAAGGGTATCTATCGTAAGGTAGACATTCAACCCCATGGACAAGACGACGACCTAGAGCCAACACAGGAAACCACACAGTTTAGAGACGACAAAGTACTTCTCATGAAGTATTACGGTTTAGTACCTCGTGAATATATTGAACAATTGGAGAATGAAGAAGGTGAAGAAGTTGTTGACTTGTTTCCGGATGATAGCACTGCGGATAAGTATAGCGACCTCGTCGAAGCCATCGTTGTTATTGCTAATGGCGACCTCCTCCTTAAAGCAGAAAAAACGCCTTACATGATGAAGGATCGTCCTGTCGTAGCATATCAGGATGATACAGTACCAAATCGCTTCTGGGGTCGTGGCACAGTCGAGAAGGCTTACAATATGCAAAAGGGCATCGACGCTCAGTTGCGTTCACACCTTGACAGCCTAGCCCTCACCACATCGCCCATGATTGCGATGGATGCTACACGATTACCTCGTGGCGCTAAGTTTGAAGTCAAGCCCGGCAAAGCAATCCTAACAAATGGTAATCCAGCAGAGATACTGTTCCCATTCAAGTTCGGTACTACTGATCCCGGCAACTTAGCTATTAGCCAGAACTTTGAGAGAATGCTTCTTCAGGCTACTGGCACAACCGATGCTTCTGGTCAACCAACAGCGTTTACTCGTGATGGTGCGGCTCAGATGTCAATGTCAGTTGCAGGTATCGTTAAGAAGTACAAGCGGACCCTAACGAACTTCCAAGAGGACTTCTTAGTTCCGTTGATCCGTAAAGCAGCCTATCGCTTTATGCAGTTTGACCCTGAGCGTTATCCTGCTTCAGATTACAAGTTTATCCCAATGGCTACATTAGGCATCATTGCTAGGGAATATGAGCAACAGCAGCTTATCGCATTGCTCCAAACCCTCGGTCCTGACACTCCAGTACTGCCAATGATCCTCAAAGGCATCATAGCCTCCTCTAGCCTACCAAATCGGGCTGAGATGATCCAGCAACTAGAGCAGATGATGCAGCCTAACCCAGAGCAACAACAGATGCAACAGGTTCAAATGCAGCTCCAAACGGCTGCAGCACAGGCTGAAATCGCTAAAGTACAGTCCGAAGCGACTAGAAACAACGCTTCTGCTCAGAAAGACGTAGTTGAGGCTCAGTTGATGCCACAAGAGACCCAAGCTAAGATTATTAGCGGTTTAAGCCAGAATATTCGTGGTCAAGATAGCTCAGGAGAGTTTGCTCAAAGAGCCAAGATTGCTGAACTAGCCCTTCAAGAAGAGGATATTAAGAGCAACGAGCGTATCGCATCGCTACAAATGTTGCAAAAACAATCAAAAAGTGCTTGACATTTTACAACTTTTGTGGTAATATCAGCATAATGTTGTAATAATACAACATAGTTCCTAAAACAGGAGAAAACTATGGACAAACAGTTAGAAAAGTACTATGAAGAGCGATTTTCCACTATGGCTACGGTTGGGTGGAAAGACTTCATCGAAGATACAACAAATATCTTCAATGCGGTTAACAAAGTCGCTCCGATTCAAACTGAATTAGATTTGTTCTTTCGTAAGGGACAACTAGACATCCTTCAGTGGGTGATTAGCCTTAAAGAAAGTACAGAACAGGCTTACGAGGCATTGCAAAAAGACTCATCGGGAGATGCTCAGGATGACTCGTAGAATATTTGAATTCCTCTGTGAAGAGGATCACCTTCAAGAAAACTTGGTTAGTTGTGAGGTAGCCAAAGTTACTTGTTGGTTGTGCGGTAAAGACGCACACAGGCAGATTTCTGCACCCCGTATTAGCCTCGATCCTATCTCTGGCGATCATCCGCAAGCGACAGCAAGATGGGCTAAACAGCGTGAAGAGAAACGCCTAAGAGAGCGTAAGCTCAACTCGTGATAGAGATACTGCGTTAGCACCTCTGTTATTTTATAAATCCTACAATCACTTTGTGACGGGAGCATTATTATGGCTGCAAACTTTGTTGAACAAGAAGAACTGTTTGAAGGTACTGAGCAAGACGTAGTATCAGATGTTACAACCCAAGACGCTGCGGCACAAATCGCAGCACAACCTGAAGCGGTTGACACGAAAGAACCAACGGAAGAGTTACCTGAGAAGTATCGAGGTAAATCTGCGTTAGAGATTGCAAAGATGCACCAAGAAGCTGAGAAGCTAATCGGTCGTCAAGCAAACGAGGTTCACGAGGTACGAAGTCTAGCAGATCAGTTACTCAAGCAACAACTCGAAACTAAGCAACAGTTTAAGCCGGCTGAAACAGTTCCAGAAGAAGATTTCTTTGCTGACCCAAAGCAAGCTGTCTTAAAGACCGTTGATCAGCACCCTGCAGTACTTGAAGCTAAACAAAACGCACTCGAATTTAAGAGAATGCAAACTGCACAGAAACTGCAGTCTAAGCATCCCGACTTTGTGGAGATAGCGCAAAACGCTCAATTCCACGAATGGATTAAAGAAAGTCCAATTCGTATAGATTTGTTTACAAGAGCCGACGCTGAATTTGACTTTAACTCGGCTGATGAACTTTTAAGCACCTACAAGGCGATTAAAGGTACTCAGTCTAACGAGAAGAAGACCCAAGCAGCAGAAGCACAGGCTAAAACTCAAGATACAGCATTGCGTGCAGCAGCAGTCGATACAGGCGGTAGCGGGGAAAGCACTAGAAAGATTTATCGAAGAGCTGACCTTATCAAACTGAGAATGACAGACCCAGATCGTTACATGGCATTGCAAGACGAAATTCTTGCTGCTTATAACGAAGGGCGAGTTAAGTAAAACTTAATAATTTAGGAGATTTATAAAATGGCAACAGCAGCATATCCCGGCGGGTCCGGTTCAATCGTAGCAAAAACGCAAGCAGATAAGTTTATTCCAGAAATTTGGAGTGACGAAGTAGTAGCTGCTTACAAAAAGAGCCTCGTATTAGCTAACTTGGTTAACAAGATGTCTATGCGTGGTAAGAAGGGTGACACTCTTCATATTCCTAAGCCAACTCGTGGTGTAGCTACTGCTAAAGCAGCTAACACAACAGTTACCATCCAAGCTGACACAGAGACCGAAGTATTAGTCTCTATCGACCAGCACTTCGAGTACTCACGTTTCATTGAGGACATCGTCGAAGTTCAGGCTTTGGCTTCCCTACGTCGTTTCTACACTGACGACGCTGGCTATGCTTTGGCTAAGAAGGTTGATGACACCTTGTTTGGTTTAGGTAAGACCTTTGGTAATGGTACAACAACCTATGTTCATAGCAATAGCTATTACATCGACGCTTCTACTGGTCTCACAGCTTACGCTGCTGATACTGTAGTTCCTGCTGACGTATTTACTGATGCTGGCTTCCGTGCCTTGATCAAGTTGATGGACGATGCTGACACTCCAATGGATGGTCGCTTCTTCGCTGTTCCTCCATCACTTCGTGCAGCTATCATGGGTATTGATCGTTACAACAGCTCTGATTTCGTTGATGGTCGTGGTGTAAACAACGGTCAGATCGGTCAGTTGTATGGTATCGACATCTATGTAACCAGCAATTCTCCAGTTATCGAAACTGATGCTGAGAATACAGCTACCGCTGGTGGCGACATCAAAGCAGCTATCTTGGCTCACAAAGATACGATGGTTTTGGCTGAGCAACTCGGTGTTCGTTCACAAGTTCAGTACAAACAAGAGTACCTATCCACTCTCTATACCGCAGACACCCTCTTCGGTACAAAGACACTACGTCCTGAGACTGGTTTTGTTCTTGCCGTAAACGCCTAATATAGGCATTCAAGACTCTCCAGTTTCGGCTGGGGAGTTTTGTTTAAGTGCATTCGATGAGTGTATTTAAACAAATAAGGAGATAGACCTTGGCAATCTATAGAGGACCGGGTGGTTCAGGCGATGCTACTCAAGACGCTGCAAGTGAAGTACTCTTAGCACTACAAGCGAAAGACGCTGCTATTGCTGCACAGGTTGCTGCTGAGACTGCTCAAGCTGCAGCACAAACTGCTGAAACAAACGCTGAGACAGCAGAGACAAACGCAGAGACTGCAGAGACTAACGCAGAGACTGCTGAAACTAATGCAGAGACTGCAGCGACTAACGCTGCAAGTTCTGCTAGTGCTGCTTCTACATCTGCTACAAATGCTGCTGCATCAGCATCTACAGCAACTACTCAAGCTACTAACGCATCTACTTCAGCATCTGCTGCGTCTACTTCAGCAAGTAATGCTTCATCATCTGCTTCTAGTGCAACGTCTTCAGCATCTACTGCTACGACTCAAGCCACTAACGCAAGCACTTCTGCTTCTGCAGCAAGTACGTCAGCAACTAATGCTGCGACAAGTGCGTCGGCTGCTTCCACATCTGCAACTAACGCAGCAAGTTCTGCTACATCCGCATCAGGAAGTGCTAGTACTGCTACGACACAGGCTACTAATGCAAGTACTAGTGCATCTGCAGCGTCTACTTCGGCAACTAATGCTGCTTCCTCAGCTTCTGATGCATCAACTTCAGCAACCAATGCTGCATCTTCAGCAACATCTGCTTCTGGATCAGCAAGCACAGCAACGACACAAGCAACCAATGCATCTACTTCTGCTTCGTCAGCTTCTACGTCAGCTACAAATGCATCTAACTCAGCCAGTGCTGCCTCAACTTCAGCAACGAATGCATCTAACAGTGCTACTGCAGCAGCTACGTCAGCAACTAATGCAGCAAACTCTGCTACAACAGCAGCAAGTTTTACTCCTTCGCAAACTGGGAACTCAGGTAAGTACTTAACTACTGATGGTACAAATACATCTTGGGGTACTGTAAGTAGTAATGGCGATGGCGGTGCATACGCTTGGTTTCTTTCTTAGGATAAAAAATGAAAACACTTATTTTAGACGGCACAGCTATTAGTCTACAAGCAGCTCTGACTACTTCGGCTGCTACAACAAATCCAACATTTGTAACTAATTATGCTGATAACTCAGGCTCAGGAATTACAGAAGGAGCTACTGACGGATCACTAAATGGTTCAACTGATGTATCAATTGTACCAGCACCTACAGGTTCAAATAGAAGAGTAGTTAAGAATATTACTATTTTTAATGGAGATACTTCAGCAGTTACTGTATTAATCAAATATGATAATAACGCAACTCAACGCACATTAGTTAAAGTTACTTTAGCTGTTGGTGATACTTGGACGACAGAAGGTGTTTTTGATACTAACGGTAGTTTAAAACAAACAGTAGGTACAGTTAATCTTACATCTGGAGTTACAGGAACTCTACCTGTTGCTAATGGTGGAACAGGTATTACTTCTTTAGGATCAGGTATTGCCACTTGGTTAGGTACTCCATCTTCTTCTAATTTAGCTTCTGCTGTAACAGACGAAACAGGCTCAGGTGCGTTAGTGTTTGCAACCTCACCTACTTTAGTCACGCCAGTTTTAGGTACACCAGCATCGGGAAATCTTAATTCTTGTACGGCAGATGGCACAAATAAGGTTGGTTATAGAAACATTCCAAACTCAGGTGCAAAAACAGCAAGCTACGAGCTGGTTATTGGTGATGTGGGTAAATTTATAGAATTAGGAACAAACGGTACGGTTGTTGTTCCGGCTTCTGTATTTTCTGCTGGTGATGCTATTAGTATCTTTAATAATACAAGCGCATCTATTTCTTGTACTTGTTCGGCTGTTACAACAGTTTATAAAGGTGGTACGGATGCAGATATTAGTAGTTTTAGCGTAACCACAAGGGGTGTAGCTACTATTCTTTT